TTTTCCGACTTTCCGAACGTCAAAACTACCACTGCCGAAAGTATCCATTTCAGATGGTTCCAATTTCCCAAGCTCCGCAGCCAGATTGCGCTTTGCGCTTTCGATCTCGTCAGCAGTCAAAAAACCCTTTGGATTCCTCTTCATCATGCCCGCCGCCGCCTCTTCACCCCACACAGAACCAAATGCATTGACATTCTTTTTAAAATTATCAGCATCTCCCGGTATAGAAGAGGCCGCTAATTTCTGAGCCATCTTCAGTTTTCCGATTGCCTCATTTCTCTGACGGTCCTGCTGTTGCTGTTGAAAAACCTGATCTTGCCGCTGTTGAAGTTGCTGATTCCTCTGGATCTGTGGAACCTGCGCCGCCGCTTGTGCGATGTTTGCGACCGGCTGAACAAAATCTTGTTGTTGTAATTCTCTAAATATGTTTGGCATTATTCACCTCTTATGTAAAAATTGGGCCGCCTACGGTTATTGGTCCTACTCCGCCTTGTGGTATCGGTGGTGCTGTTGTTGGCGGAGGCTGCTGTATTGTTGGTTGCTGCGCGTTATTTAGCAGAAAGGCCCTTCCCGCCTCGCTGCCAATTCCGGTCAAATTACGCATTAAATTACCTTGGATATTGGCCTGTGCAATACCCTGCTGGCCCTGGATTGTGCCTATATTCGACATTGATTGCCCGATTCCTGGAAAAGTGAGCGGTTGTGCGCTTGGCAGATTTGCACCTACACCGGCAAATCTGGCCTGTGTCCGATCTTGTGTAAATCCCCTTGCAATATTAGCCCTTGACTCGGCCCCTCTGGTCATCAAGTTTGAGATATTCTGTCTTGCCCCTGTTGCGATATTAATAAACGGAAAAAGCCTGTTCAGCGACTCATCGAGCTTTGTGCTTGCGAAGTTCTGCCCGAATTCCTGCGCCGCTTTTAAAGCACCACCAGATAAACCCCCGCCAGTTGTTTTTGAAAGCAACTTTTGGAGCTGTTCCTCTCCTTGTTCTTTCTGAAACTGAACACCCGGCAAATTCATTGCCTGTGAAGGATCTTGAAGAAAAGACCTTGCAAGATTGAACTCGTCAAGTCCGGCAAGTGGCTGGAATTGGTCAATCGCTGCATCCTGAGCGACACGACTGCCCGTCAATGATGCATTTTGGGCAAGTTGCTGATTCAAAAGAGACTGTCTTGCCGCTTCGGACTGTTCACCACGAATCATCTCCTGAAATTCTCTGGCTTTTTCGGCTTCTTCTTTCTGGAATTCTATAGACTCCCTCGTTGCTTGCAATTGTTGATTGCCTGCGCTTTCCGCTGCGTTGCTTGATGACCTTGCGGACATTGCTGACGCCCCAGCGCCCAAAATCGCGCTGCCTACTATCGCCACTGCTACGTATCCCATCAGGACACCTCCGTTTTATTTTTGTATTCATCCTCATCAATGATAAATTCTTTTTCCAATTGGTCAACATTCGTTTCATTTGTTGGATTTGGATGAATATTGAGAAATATACACTCTGTATGAGAATACAGCATTTTTTTGACGTTTGGATCTGTGTTGAAAAAATATGGTGCCGTTACCTGTTCGCCTGAGCTTTGATCTGATGTCATGATTGACATTTCGCCAGCGGAAAGCATGTTACACGTAACGTGCCGGTGTCTCTTTCCGATTACCAAACATCCTGCCGGCATAACCATTTTTCTTATGTATAGACCCGGTGCAAAAATATGTTCGATTGGTGGTTCAACCTGTTCAAGCTCCCGGTCAATTATTGTTTTTTCAAGGTCCAAAATTCTTTTATCAGATGTCTTGGTGATATGATTTTGTTCGTTTTCAAGAATTTTCATCGACTCTCTGTAGTCGATGGCTATTTCATCGCCATCGTTTATTTTTGATATAGATACCAAATATATTGTACCTGCAATTTTTCTCATAATAGCGTTCGGGCTTGCTGAATGGTTCGCGTATCTTCCTGCTGGTGTTCTCATGTCACCTATTCTTGCAGGTGCTATAATCGAGCCAGGATCTACTAATTTTTTTGTACTAAATAACCCGCTCCCCTGTATTGCAGAAACCGCCACTTCAATGTTATATTCTACAAGAAAAGGTATTTGATCTGTTTTATTTTCAGATGCCGCCCTCACAAATTCTTCGGTGATGTTATTTTCGTGAAGAAATTTTTGATAATCTTCTCTGTCTGCTTGGAAATTATCCATTAATAACCTTCGCTAAGTTAAAGTAATTGATTGAGCAATTGAAAACCACACACGCACTGTTACATCCTCTACATATGTGGGACTGTTACTATAGTGGATGTCTACCCAAAATCCGTCAGTGGTTCCGTCAAGTGCTTCGTTGATATTGCCCCTTCTAAGCCGTTCATATTTGTTCGCTAATGCCGTCATTCCAACCGCCCCAACGTGTAGGGATGATTCATTATCTATATTGCATTTATTGCCGGTTACATGCAGGGTATGTAAGTATGCATCAAATTCCGCGTTGACATTGGTTGTAAAAATGTTTGCGTCAAAGGTATCCAGTGTTAGACCGGGCGTATCGTTCACTTGCTCAAAAGAGCAGTGGTACACATCAACATCCGTCAATGTCAGATCAACAGTTGACAGAGTGACAGATCCCTCAAACCACTTTGAAGATATATAAGCCCCTGTAAAATCGTGAACCGTGTTGCCGTTCGCATCTGTTGTTGTATCGTCTGTTGTCAATGCATCAACAGTTATAGTGTCTGTATCTGCGCCAGTTGTCGCGCCTGTGTTTCTGTCAACACTTGTGCCTGTTATAGTTATTCCACCGTCTATGTCTGCCCCAGCGTTAATAACAATAACCAGTTTTCCTATACCTTTTGTAACCACAAGATCAGTTGGAACGGAATCAAGGGGTTGATTAGTCGCAAGCGCTACCAACCCACCGCACCAATTAGTTTCAGACCCCCTTGCCGGTTCAGCATCGTACATGCTAAACTGTATTAATTGATCTGGAAGAGTTAGCGTTTTAAATGCATATGTCCCTGCGCCATTCGTTGTAAGCAGTTCGTCTTCTGTTCCATCGGCAATTGATACCAGCTTTTTAGCTGCATCTGCGGTAACCAACTCCAACGCGGTTAAATCATTAAGCGTGGCCGAGTCAAACACTACGTCTGCATTTGTGTGTATGTTTTGAGGTGTAGATAATGTGCAAGACCCGTTCCCGTTATCAGTTGATATTATTTGGTTTGTGGTACCCAATACCCACGCTGCCAGATTTGATATAGATGAAAGCACTTTTCCTGCGCTAAAACCCGCAATCCTTATTGCCGTTACCCCGGAAGCTGTAATTGTTACAAACTCTGGACTTGCGCCTGTGTGTATATCCTGAGGCCCGGAAAGCGTTATTGATCCGTCTCCATCATCCGCAACGGTCACGCGGTTTGATGTGCCTGCAACATTGTTGGGTAGATAATTGTCCGATATGGATATTGTTAAAGTTCCGTCACCGTCACTTGTTACCGTGATTTTGTCGGTTGTCCCTGCAATCCATGCAGTAAGGTCCGTTACAGATATTACCTCACCGGCTGAATCGGTCGCTACAAGCAAACTAGCGTCAAGATTAGACAATGCTTCAATCAAGTCTGCAATTTCCGAATTAGTTAGCTCCGTATCTTCGCCCACCCGGATAAACAAATCCCGAAAGAAAACTTGCCATCTCCTTGACATGACCTGATTTTTCTGGTCAATGAAAAGATTTTCCCTGGGTAGATCCGGTTTTTGAAGGTCTGATGTCATGCGTTATCAACCTCAATCATTGCGAATGCGTCAAAAATATCTCTTTCAACCGCTGCCGTTACTTTTACTTTGAAAACTCTGTTTCTTCCCTGTCCAAGAACATACTCTATTGCTCGATTTTTGAACTCTCCAATTTTTCCTATACTGAGTTCAAGCTCATTGCCGAAAGTCTTACCACCGTCATCTGACCAACTCAGCAGGGCTTTGGGGTCCATGTCTTCAGAATTACCTGTGACTATCCCGGTTCCAGGACCAAATAAAATTTGAATCTCGTTGAACGTCAACAAGTCTTGATTATTGCTTAACGATTGCGACGTTCTGGTCGAAATGAGATCTGCTCCGGCCTCATCATAGACCGTTCGTGAAGTTTCATATATTTTACCGTCCGCATAATCTCCCACAAGATGTTTTCCTGAAAGAAAGACATTACAGTTTGCCCTATGCCGTATATCATTATTACCTACCCTGCTTGATCGTTTATGCCATAGCGAAAGGCTTGAATCGTATACAAATGTTTCATTTCCGGCCGGAAATGTAATCTCATAAAATAAATGGCTATCTTGAAAGTAAGTGAAGCCAATCGCATCAGATATTTTTGAATACCCGCCGATTGATTCAGCCATAGAATCAGTAGAAATTATTTGTGGTTGCCTGCCCACCATCGCAATCACGTTATTATTGCCCTGTTCGTCATTTGCCAGCCAGAAAACAGCGTTGTTTCCTTTCGCCACGGAGCTGGCTGCCGCTATTCCTATTTCAAGTTCTGCGCCTTCCGTGTTGCTGAAAACAGGTGTTCCCGATCCAGCGTTATAATATATTTGTGTGGATGTTTCGCCAAGAGTCAATAAATCTCTGTGATCCGAAAAAACCCTTAAAAGATTGTCCGGTTTCCACCCTGCCGTTGTAAACTCTAAAGCATCCCATGATGTAAAATCATTCAGGTCTGATACAAATAACTGTGCCGTTCCTGGCCTTGATACTATTGCATACCCGTCCTGATAGGTCGCTGAACTTGCCCCTGGGAAGTCTGAATCTGTTATCTGTGCCAAAGCTCCTGTTGAATGCGTGTAAACATATCCTTTTGGCCCACCGAAAATGCCGATTGATAGGGAATTTTCGATCATGAAAACCGATTCGGTAAGATCCATGGATCCTGATACTGCCGTCATGTTACCGGAAGAATCGACCTTAAAAAGGGTGTCTCTTGATACCCACCATGAAAAACCGTTTGATTTAATACCGGCCCTTACTGCCTGATTTGTCACCAGATCGGCAAACTCTGTCTTACCTGGGACACCCCGCAAGACTATTTTATTATTCAAAACCTCAGGGTAATAATTGATGGATTCTTCACCGTTAAGGAAAACATTCTTGCCCCTGGTGTGCTGCCCGGTAAAGGGTATGGGTATTCTTTTACTCGGCATCGTCAAAGAAATCCTTTATCATTTTTACTAGATCTTTGGGGGTGTTTATGATCTTTGAAATCCGTTTTTGATCCTTGAAAATGTAAGCAATGAACCCGTCTTCTGCATTCTCTATGATAATTTTTTCAGGATCAGATATCTCTGCGGCTTTCTTTTTCTTTTCTGGTTTTTTAGCCATTTTAAAAACCTCGCGCAATCGTATTTCTATTAAGTTCAGCCACTTCCAGCATGACAGGCTCAACCCGGTCCGAGTTAGTATTTGAAATATTGTCCTTGGAAACCTTCGCTATCCCGGCCAAAATCTGAGTAATCGGCTTTCCGTATTGCGACGCAAGAAGCAACGCAAGATTGCTGACTATCGCAAGCTCATAGCCTTCCGGAAAACTCAGTGTTGAACCAAGTGCAGATACACTGGAAATCGGTTTCAGGCTCCTCATATAAATATTTCTATTTGATGTTTCTGGCGTATAATAAAAATACAGAGTCCCATTAGGATATGTGGGATTATATGCGACTTGATACGGCCTCCCCGTTTGAGTTTTGTCTGATAGATCTCTATATTGTGCAAGGGATATGATTTCAACCGGGTAATCATCACTCCCCCCGTCAAGCCGCGTAAACCAACCGTTTAGCAAACTTAACGGCCTTGCTGTGTCAAAATCCGGGCTTCCGTCCTCCCCGATAGAATAAGAGGCTTGCGAGGCAGTGAGGTCAAAATTCTCTTCCGTTTCCTCAAAAATGACAAACTCGTCATTACTCCACGAATCCAGCAACATATTAAAAAACCTAAGTCCTGTTGTCAAATGCGCGTCTGAGAGAGTCTGCCCCGTAGCCCTTACACCGATCATGCCAAAGCTATCATTAATTGCTTGACGTGCTGTTGTCATTTTTTAGCCTTTTTACTTTTTGGTGATTGCGATGGTGACGGATCTTTCTTTTCATTAACCGTCTTTGCTCCGTCATTCCATCCGTTTTCCCACGCCTGATCAACTTCAGACTGAGTATTAAACAGTTTGGTTTTGCCATCTTTAAACAACCATGTGGGTGATATTTTATAACTACTCATT